GGCGTGTTTTATAGACTTGACTGTCTTTAATTATTGAAGCAGTGACGACCCATCTCAAGTGTCGTCCGTGAAAGTAGGCCTTGGAAAAGAACAGCGGGGACCGGTTTTAAGCAAGTCTGTCTCTTAAACCAGCTCTCAATCTCCAACTGTTTGGATATCGGTAGGCCGTACTCCCGCTCGACCAAACGCCGAGTAGCAGGATGTACGTCCTCATACCTAAGGGGTGTTGTTAGTGCTTTAATGAGATTCGACCTTTCATAAGTGTTCTTAGCCAGCCAATTCAAATTGAAATGGCAGGATTTTGAACATCTTAGAATCCATTTGGCATACTCGGATATCAGTGGACACTTCGGATACTGATACAAGGCTGAAATAGCTTTACTCCGTAGCAATTGCCTCCTCTGCAATTCAGTACCCAACCGCATCTCACTAGTTGACCACCCGAGTCCAACAACATATTCAACTGGGTCAGTCACTATATCAAGGCTCTGCAATGAGAAAATGTTTCCGCAGAAATCACTTGACTCAATATCAGTTTTCTTGATTTTAATGACACAACCGAGTTTTTCAAAGAGTGATGTGTCAATCTTCCTCTTCAAACAGAAGACGCCATCATCGCCCTCAACATTCCCATCAGGACGAAACCCGGATTTTGAACAAACAAACCTCATCAACATGAGATTCGTAAATCCATTTCCGAGGCTTGTACACATGTCGCCCGACATTCGAGTCCCGTAAATGCGGAACTTGATAAGTCCTTGACGCGGCTTAAACACACATTCATTTGTACCACAAAGAGCCTTCTTAATAATAGCATATACCTTCTTCCCTTCGGGCACATTCTTTAACATGTGTTCGTACAACTGCATCTCACAAGCCATCATCAATTTCGGTCCAATCAGTGACTCAAATGCAGTATAATCAGTCGTGTGTATAGCGACACCGGGTGTGTACAACCGTAACAGCTCGACGGCACGATCTGTTACGGGCACATATTTGATGAACTCCTTCCATGTACTAAACAATTTCTTCTCTATCGCATGGAAATAAGGACCTGTATATACTTTAAACATATCCGTCCTACTGTTGATCAAGCGCATTTCTTTGAACCCACTCAGATACTCCCGCTTACCAAACATCTTATTCATCAAATCACATCGTCTTATCCTAGGCAACGGACCATTGAGTAACCCGCCTCTGCATGCCCAGTTCTTCGACAACTGCGTTTTGCGCCAACCCGGATAGGGCGCATTCTCCAGCCAATATGCAACCGATACGTTAGTTCCTGGCTCTAGAGGATCCAGAGTTTTAAGTTCGTTCCGGACGAAATCACTAAACTCCCGCAAAGTGGCATCATCCACAACCGGAGTCTTAACGGCCGAACGCTTTGCAAATCCCCCCACTGCATTAAGCAGCGACTCAGGATCGGGGATAGGCAATGAAGCTCCAACCACGTGTGTCCCTAGGCTAACCGCCACCGGCTGCTGTTTTTTTGCGGACACCGAACGACATAAAGTTGACCCAAAAGGTAGTTCTTTTGTCATTGAAAGATTAACTAAGCCAACTTCATTTCGCAAATAGCCAGTGGTGGTAAGGACACCGTGCCTTACGTGGGGGAGCTCACGGGAAAACGCCAGGACGACTTCGTCCCAGCCTCGCGCACCATGTGCGCAATACTATCACAGAGATAGGTGTAATGATCCTCAGCAAATGTACAACTCACTGTTTCGTTGATATTGTAACTACGCTTCTGAACATCATACCATCCTTTGAACGCCATCCATGATGGACGGGTGGCGCCAAAATGGGCAATACTCTCAAGCTTCATTACTCTGTGAAGCCACACTCGACGAACACCTTTAGTTACGTAGGCGTCATAGGCAGTTTCGACGCAATACAATTCGATGTTCGTTTCGGGCCGGACAAGGCTACAGGTCACCGAGCTCGTGGTACGCATATCCGGAATTGATTTTTCCTTCTTCTCTTCCAACGACAAAACCAGATTAGGCTTCCATGTGTGAATTTTTGCTTCCTCCTCTACACCAACAAATCGCTTGAACCTATGCCAAAGGCTTGCGATTTTCGGGAAGAAGCCCTTTTTCTTATCACTGTTGCACAATTTCCATGTTACAGCCTTGCTCCCGACCGGAACAACATGTTCAGTGAAAGATCGAGAAGACTGGGCGATCAACCGCGCTGTATCGTCGTCCAGCATCTCCTTGCCATCAGCATTATGCGTAAACCAGCTATTCGGAATGACCATACCCATCCCTGTAACCTGCTCAGTTGCTCCATTGCCAAACGCAGGGTTCAGCTCAGATCGATCGCAGAATTTCTCGACCGTTTGCGATTCGACCTTGAGTATTTTAGTCAG